AGGTTGCCGCATACCTTCCCGCCGCCATCTCCGAGAAACAGGCATTGCTCGCCGGGGTTGAACTGCCACATCACGTCTTGGCATAGCTTGAACCAGAGCATCCAAGGCCAAAGCGTATACTGGTTGCCGTAGTAGTCAGGTGGAACTTCGCATATCGTTCCTCGACCGGGTCGTTCAATGGCACAGCCGTGGACGCCGTTGACTGGGTCGCCGTGGACGATGGGGATGATGGCCCCGTCGCCGCCGCATTTCGAGCAGATCATCGAGTCGAAGACCTGCTTGGAGTAAACCTGACCGATGTCAGGGTTTTGCTTCTTGCCGATGTCGACGAGCGTGATGCTCCAGGTCGCCGTCTTCTCGTCGAACTTGACGCCCGGCCCGATGATGCCTTTGAACAGCGTGATACGATCCGCCCACCCGCCTCCGGTCGGGGCCGGTTCGTAGAACATGTAGATATAGCAGGACCGCGTCTGGATGCCGGGCCAGTCGGTGAAGTCGTCGACCAGCGACAGGTCGGCGTCCTCGATGGTCAGCGAGATGTTCTGGTGACCGCCGATGTTGCCGACCTTCGCCTGCAACTGAAGCTGGCCCCAGCTCGTGATCTTGCCCTCGGCGTTCAGCTCGGACGTGCCGATCGCAACGTCGCTGTAATACTTCAGCGTGCCGTCGTAGTCGATGCCCAGAACGTATCGTGGGAACGACCCGCCAACCCGAGTCATCTCGGCGGCGAACGAGGCTGGAAGATTGAGCGACCTAGTCACTTAGACCACCTGCCTGCCTTGGCGGCTTCGGTACTCGTCGAGCCGGTCAGACACTGAGGCGATCTCCTCGTTGTTCATTCGCGTGACGTTCGGAAGGCTGATGGTAACCGCTCCCTGCTGCTGCGTCACCATGCCTGGATCGTTGAGCGTTGCGAATCCAGGGGTGGCCATCATCGGGCCACGCATCATCGCCATGCGCATGTTGCCAATCAGTCGCTGGATGTGCTGCACGTCAGCCATCGCCTGACCGAACGACTGCCGACGCTTTCGGATGTCCCCGAGCCTGTGCCCGGCGATGCTCCGACCGAATGCCTGCTTGTTCGGCATCAGTAGTTGAGCTTTCGCCTGAGCCATGCTGAGTTGTGCAAGAAGCCTGTCCATCGGATGGGCTGGCCCCAATGGCTGCTGCTGCTGCATCCCCCCGCCGCCGCGGCCACCGCCCCTCTGGGCATTCATCTGCTTTCTCATCCTGTTGAGACGTGCCCTCTGCGCGGCAGCAGCTTGTTTTTTGACCCTCTCCTCCTCTTTAGCCGCCCGAGTCGAGTCCCGCATTGACTGAGTCAGGGCTTGAATCGCGAATTTATACTGGGACGTATTGAGACGACCGGCGAAGAAATCTTTTTGGAGTTTTAGGAATTCCTCCCTGAACGTCATTCCGCCCGCCACCAGACGAGACTTCGCCTCTGCCTCGCTGTATTGGACATTTTCAAGTTGCTTGGCTACAGCAGACCCGGTTTGGTATGCCGTTTGGACTTTGGCAAGCTCCAGCGCGTATCCCTGCGCAGATATCATTCCGGTATCAAGAGCAAGAGTAAGAAGGTCCATCCCTTGCTTGACTCGTTCCAGCGGGCCACCACCACCAGCGGCTGACATCGGGTCAGCCGCTAGCTGCTCCGTAAGCGAACCGGCCTTTTGCTGCACCTCCCGCAGAGCCTTGACTTCCTCGGCATTCCTGATGTTTTCGTGATGTCTCTGCAACCGGGCCATCGCTTCCTGGCGAAACATCTCGTCGATGTCGGCCATCTCGACCCCTTGCTCGATGGCCAGACCCCTGATATCGGCCATCATGGCCGCTTCGCCTTCAGTTATCCCGTCAAGAGTGGCCATGAAGTCGAGGAGTTCGTCCTTGGCCGGACCCATGTCCAAAAACTTCTCCAGCTCGGCCCCTTCGCGAGCAGCCGGACGCCCAAACTGTTCTCGTTCTTCCGTTCGACGACCGGCCTCGATGCGGTCGGCGATTGCCTTGTCGATATTTCCGACTGACCCCGAACCTCCCCCGCCAAATCCACCGGCCCCCGCCATTCCCCCGGCCCCCGGTGCAGCCCCTGCCCCACCCGCGCCTCCGGCTCCGCTTGGCGATCCTGCCTCACCCTTTACCCGAAGTTCTTGCTGCTCAATCAGTTCATTCAGCTCAACCACACGACGCTTTGCCCGAACTTCGTTTTTTATGGCATCCTGTAAGTGCTTAGACGACGCCTCCTCTGCCTGCAAAAGTCTTGTGTACTCCTCCCCCACCTTCCCTATTCCGCTTGTTCGCATCCACAGCTCAATGTCGCCTAGAGTGACCCCGAATTCCTCGCGAACTTTTTTTTCGTAATCGACCCTTTTTTGTGTGAGCTGTTGTAGCTGCTTCCTTTCGGCAGCGATTGACATTTCTGCGTTTTTGTGGTTGCCTTCAACCGTCTCTTGAATTTTACCGAGAGCCTTAAGTCGCTCCTCTCCATCCTTGATTTTCAACGCTTTTCGCGTGTCCGCATCAATGGATCTCATTTGTGCGTTGCGAAGTTGGTTGAGGAGGCGGATGCCCCTCTCCACCTCGGCGTTGACATCGGCCTGCGCCATCTTGATCGCCCCCAGGCCGATCACAAATGCGCCAATGGCCATCGTGCCGATTGCCACCGCAAAGCCGCTGATACCCGCTGTAACCGCCTGTATCCCTGTTCGTAAAGCGGCCAATGCGCCAGTGAGTTGCGGAAACACCATCACGACGAGATGCACCAGCGCACGCCCCAGTGCTGTCGCCGCTTGAGTCAGGCCAAAAAGACCAGCGACCTTCAGGGCGATCAAAGCAGCCATCAGTTGCGGGTGCGCTGCCAAGAAATCAAACACCCACCCCAGAATTGCTCCCAAAGAACTCACAAACTCCATAACCCCTTCGGAGTTTGCGTTGAGCCACACCATCAGGTTCTGGAGAGTCATGATGAAACTCTCCATGAACGACGAAACGGCCTCTATGATTCGCGCCCGGTTGTCCAGGTTGTCAAAAAACGCAACGAACTGCGCCTGAACTCGTCGGATCACTTGGGCGATGCTTTCTGACGAATCAATAATGACCCCGCTGACAGCAGAGATCATCAGCTTCCACGCACCCCATATCGTATTGAGCTTTTTCTGCTCAATTTCCGCCGCCAGCATCTTTTCGTTAGCTTCTTCCAGCGTGAGGGAATATTCCGCCAGCCCCTCTGCACCAACCGCCAGAAGCGCAAGCATCTGCGGACCGGCTCTTGCGCCGAAAATTTCAAATATCTGACCAGCCGAGAGAGCCTGTTGCTCCATCTGAAAAATGATGTCGAACATCGGCAGCATATTGTTCGCTGAGTCGACAGTCTGGATGCCAAAGTCACCCAGCACCTTGGTGGCGTGAGGCGTCGATCCTGCCAGTTTCGCCATCGCTTGCCGCAACCCGGTCCCCGCCATCTCGCCCTGAAAACCGGCACTCGACAACTTGCCGATCATCGCGACCGTGTCTTCAATCGAAGTGTTGGTGGCAGCGGCAAGGGGGGCGACGTATTTTAGGGCATCCCCGAGCTGGGTCATGTTGGTAGTGCTGCTCACCAACGCTCCGGCCAGCACGTTGTTTACGCGATACAAGTCCTCGGCTGAGAGGCCCATCCCCCGCATGGTTTTGGCTGCGATTTCGGCAGCTTGGGCGATCTCCACTTCACCTACCGCAGCGAGCTGCAAAGCAGGTCCGAGTGCCATCATGATCTCTTTTGTGGAGAGACCGGCCATCGCCATGACTTCCTGCGCCTCAGCCGCTTGCGTTGCGGTGAAGATCGTGGTTCGGCCCATCCGCTTCGCCATCTTTGTCAGCGAGCCGAATTGCTTTTCAGTGGCCCCCGTGATTGCTGCCACTGACGCCATTCTTTTCTCGAACTCGGCGTAGTGCTTTATCATCAGCCCAGCACTGATGCCAGCCCCGAGCGCGATGCGGTTCATCGCGGAGTTTATCGCCTTCCCAGACGCCATCACGCTCGCCTTAAAGGCGAGCATGTTTCGCTGCATCTTTTTCGTCGCCGCTGTAAACCCAGCGGTGTTTGCTGAAAAGATGGTTACTAGGCGATTGAGCGAACCCATGTCATCATCCGTGACAAGTTAAGCATTGACCTCAGCCGCGATGAGAAGTCGAATCTGGCACGAGAAAAACGCCCCACCGTCGATCCGGCTGAACTCCAGCACGTTGTCCATGAAGCGGACGCCCGAGTAGGTCGTGCTGTCCGTGTGGGTGTAGCTGAACGTGTTGCTCGGCCCCTTCGCCACGTCGTTGAAGTAGGTCTGCAACGCGGTCTTCTGGGCGGCGGTCAGGTCGCGGAAGTCCAGCACCCAGATGTTCTGGGTCATCGAGTTCTTCTGGTAGGCGTAGGTCGTCCCGTTGACAGTCCT